CCGGTGAACGGCCATCAGGCAGAGTCCAGCGTCCAGTAGGTGGCCTGGATCGGGTTGTTCGTCCCGTCATACAGCCCAGTCCACGGAACCGTCTGCTTCAGGATCTCCGTCCCCTGCACCTGAATCGGCGCACTGTCTAGGTGCACGTTCGGCACCAGCAGCGAAAACGTCGAGAAGTCGGAGCCGGTGCCGATCGCCGGGCCCAGGAACGTCAGCTCGACCGCCGTCGCCGTGTCCGCCGCGAACGCGTCATACATCGTCTCCGCGCTCAGCCACTCCGTCATGAACTCGCCGGTGATGCTGCGGAGCGCGTTCTCCTTCGGCTCCGACTTGAACCCGGCGTTGCCCGCGAAATACCGCTCAGTGTTCTGCGGGATCGTGTACTTGAAGCTGTACGACTCGATATTCCCCGCAACCGTCGGCGACGCCAGCGTCGTCACACCGGCCGACGTGGACGGCGTCCCGCCGGTGTAGATCGTGCCCTCCAGGAAGTGGAACACCCCGCCGGTCAGCGACGGCGACGTGTAGGACACCAGGCCCGGCAGGGAGCCGTTCAGCGGGTCGGCGTTCATCGACCCGGCGAGCTCGTTACGGAAGTCGAACGTAAGCTCCAGCTGCGCGATCTCCTGCTTGCCGCACGACAGCGCCCACTCGGTGATCTTGCCGCCGACGTAGGTCACCGGCTCGACAACCCCGTCAGTCGTCGGAGCGCCCACCTGGAAGCAGAACGAGTTGCCCTGCAAGCTGCCCGGCGCGTGCACCGCCTTGTACGCGCCCGTCGTGCCGTCCTCGGTCAGCGCCGCCGGGGTCTGCCCGTAGGACCCGAACATCGGGTAGAGCCACTGCTGCAGGCCGCGGGCGGGCAGGTCCATCGGGATCGCGCCGTCACACTTCCAGCCGGTCACCGCACGGCGGCCCGCCACCGGGTGCAGCTGCCCCGCGAACAGGCCCTCACCCTGGATGACGACCTTGTCCAGCTTCAGCGAGTGGGACTTGAACGCGCTGAACTTCGTCGCCGACGCGAGCGCGGTGGGGACGACGCCGTACGTGGTCTCGGCGACCGGGGAGGTTAGCTGTGCTGCGAGACCGGAGCCGACAGCCATCACGCACCTGCCTTCAGGGTGTCAGGCGCCACCGGCGCAGAAACGGGCTTGGCCGGGGCAGCATCAGCCGCCACAGGCTCGAAATGCAGATCTGAGAACTCGGACCCGTCCGGGACCTCCGAGACGTCTCCGGGCTTCTGAGAGCCGAACGCCTTGACGCACTTCACCTTCACGAGGTAGTCACCCTCCCGCGGTACGAGATCCGGAACGCGCAGTACGCCTCCGCGCCGTTGTCGACCAGCTGCTGCCACCAGATGAACGGGCCGGACACCTGCGCCCAGAACACGAGCCCGCCGAGCGTGAAATCGCCCGGGCCGCCGGTCTGCGGACGGCCGCGCAGCATCATCTCGACCGCGCCGACGATCGCCTTGCAGCCGTCCCGGTGCACCGACATGGTCGTGTCCCCGGTCCAGTGCTTCGCCGCGAGCGCCACCCACCCGGTCTCGTCGCGGGTGTCGCCCTGGTCACCGACGAACGCGAACGTCTGCTCCGCCTCGGCGAACTCCTCACCCGTCTGCATCGGGTTGTGGCCCACCCACAGCACCTGCTCCAGCGACAGCGCCGCCGCGGACGGCTGCGGGCCGTCGAACACGCTCACCCCGGCCAGCGCACCGCCGGTCACCGCCGCCGCCGCGCACTGGGCGGCCAGGTAGCCGGTGACGTCGGAAACCAGGTCGGTGGTGCTCACATCCGGCTCCTGCGGCGTCCGGTGGTGGCGGGAGGCGGGACCACGGGGCCATCCTCGGCCACCGCCGACACGTGCTCGCAGACATCCGCGCAATGCGCCGTGACATGCGCCTTCAGCTCCTGATGGTGGGTGGCCGCCTGCGCCATCAGCTCCTTGTGATGCCGCGCCGCCTGCGCCAGCACCTGAACGTGCTGCGCCTTCTGCTTCGCATGCAGCCACCCGAACCCGATAAACCCGCAGATCACCCAGGCCACCATGTTGCCGCCCGTGCCCCAGGTGCCCGGCCCGAACAGATCGCGCACGATGCCGGTCATGCGGCCACCGCCCTCGTGCCCTTCAGCTCACCGGCACCCGCCAGCAGCTCCAGAGCCCGGTTCGGGATCGCGAACCCGAACGGCCCCGGCGACGTCTCCTCATCCCCCGAGCCCGTGCCCGTCCCGGTCCCGGCGTTCTCAACCCCGTATATGTGCTTCAGGATGATCTTCGACGCTTCGTAGATGGCACCCGAGATCACCGGCCGCCCAGCCTGGTACTGCCAGATGTACGCGCAGTAAAAGAACGGCAGGCCGGACGTGTGGGTCACGATGCCGCGCCGCGGATCCACATACAGCTGCGTCAGCGGCCACTCGATCCCGTACACCCGCGTCCGGATCATCGGGCTCGCCGGGGACGGCAGCGTGATCCCCAGGTTCGCCAGCTCCGCCGGAACCTCGGTCCACGGCAGCAGCTGGATCACCGGCGGCTTGGCCAGGATCGTCTCCGTGCCGCGGGCGGGCAGCGTCTCGGTCACCGTCTGCACGATCACAGGCCCGCAGTAGTACTCGATGACGTTGGTCACCGCGGCGTTGTAGCCCTGGATCTTCGCGTCGTTCGCGGTCGTCGAGGTCTGGTGCAGGATCTCCTTCGCCTCAGCCAGGCTGACGATCGTCGTGTCAGGCAGGCCGGACACCTCGAAGGAGTCGCCGAACGCGCCCGGGTACGTGGCGTCGGTGCTGACCCAGGTGAACGCGTGGTGGCCCGCCTGGGCGGTAGTGAACACCGCCGCATACTCGCCGGTGCCGGTCCGGGTCACCGCGAGCGTGGCGGTGGTGCCGTCCGGCTGGTAGACGGTCACCGACACCGACCCGAGCGATACCGCGTCCTGCGGGTTACCCGCCGTGTCGGTGTTCGTCCAGGTGAGCGGGACCTGCCCGCCGACGAACCATGGCGTTGTCGCTGGCACCGCTCACCTCCCTCCTAGGCCGGGGCGCCCAGCCCCGCTCTCCGGACGCCCCGGGGCTCAGGCGGCCGGGGCGGGCTCGGGCTCGGCAGGCGCGGCCGGGGCCTGCGCGGCAGCCAGCGCCGACTGCGCCGCGCCGCCGTCGCCTCCTGCTGCTGCGCGATCTCCGCGTCCAGCTTCATCAGCGTGTCCGCCAGGCCCGACAGGATCTCCGGGGAGAGACGTGCACCACGTTCAGCGCAGCGACCGCCAGCGGGTTACTGGACGCCTTGTCCGCGAGGTCGGCGAGACCGGGCAGGTACTCCTCCGCGAACTTCTCCGCGTCGGCTTTCGCGCTCTCGAAGTGCGCCTTCAGGTCGGTGATCACTGCGTTCAGGTCCACCTGTCGTCTCCTTAGCGGGGTTGCCAGCCGTCCCAGCGGACGCCTGGCGGATCTGCGCGCGCAGCTGCGCCGCGCGGCCGTGCGCGCCGTACCCCTCAGCCAGCCGCAGCTCACGCTCCAGCTGGCCGAGGTAGCCGGCGCGGGTGGTCACTGCCTCGACAGCGCCAAGTAGGGGACGAACCCGGACGTGGCCGTCATGGCCGGCAGCACCGACGGCGCGGTGGCCGTGGCGGCCAGGGTGCCGACCGAGTACATCGGCAGCTGGCCGGTGACCGCGATCGCGCCGCCGACGCTGGACGAACTGCCAGACATCCCGTCGATCGTGTCGCCGGCCGTCCCGGACTGGTAGAACGCGATGCCCCACACGGCCGGGCCCTGCGCGACGATGCCGCCGGTGTTCGGGCCCTGCGGCGTGCCGACCGTGCCGATGTTGGCGACCTGCGATGCCAGCTGGATCTTCTGGCCGCCGGTCGCCCAGCCGGTCGCCGTGGTGTTGTCCGTGGACTGTGCCAGCAGCGCGGCGCCGGTGGCCACACCGTTGTACAGCGCCACCCACGAGTGGGTCAGGGTGCCCCCGGCGGTCTTGACCAGGAACGACACGTAGTTGAAGATGTCGCCCGCCTGGACCGGGATGGCGTAGACGTTGAGCTGAGTGACGCCCGGGATGGCCGCGGTCGTGATGTCGCGACGCGAGATGGTCTGCCGGTACGGCGGCACCGGGCTGCCGTCGAGCAGCCACTCCTCGAAACTGTCGGGGTACCGGCCCGAGGCCAGGTCTGCCATGTGGAGTTCCTCTCCCTTAGGTGAACCGGATTGAGCCGGTCAGAAGCCGACCAGGCCGCCGCTGGCGCCCTGCGAGAGCGCCGCTGCGGGAACGCCGACCGAGTTCACGTTGCCGTAGCTGACCAGGTTCCCGCTGGCGTCCTGGTAGCGGTTCGGCATCGACGCGTTGTACGCGTACAGCTGGAACCGCACGGCCAGGTTGCCCGACAGCACCTCGGTCAGCACCCGGGTCCGCATGTCGCCTTCCCAGACGAACAGGTCGTCCCACCGGGCGCCGATCAGCGGCGTGAACGAGCTGACGTTGCTGCCCGAGCCGCCCGACCCGTCAATGGGCGCGGTGTGCCCGTTGGAGATCGCGCCGATGTACGGCTGCACCGCACTGGTGCCGCCGAAAGTCAGCGGGATGTTCGGGTCAACGTAGAACGGCAGCGACAGCAGCCGCCCGGCCAGGCCCTCCACGGTCTCACCCGGGTTGACGGCTACCGCGTTGAACGGCCCGTTCTGGTCGGGCACCACCAGCGGCCGGGTGCTGCCGTCGACCGCGGTGGCCAGCGCCTCCCAGACCGCCGAGTTCGACACCCACGCCGTAGGCGGCAGGAACCGGGACCGGCCGATCCGCGACTTCAGCTGCCCGCCCGCGGTGTACATGCTGTACGTGCCGCTCCCGGTGCCCACCCACTGGTTGGGCGAGACGCCGTTCGCGATCGTGTAGAACCCGGACGTCGTGGGGCCGGCCGTGCCGATCGAGGCATTGCCATACAGCTGCCCATTCGGGTACAGGCCGTTGAGCTGCGGGAACCCGGAGCCGAGCATCAGCTGCGCCGAGAACTGCATGTTGTAGTCCGCGGCCAGGTCGGCAAAAACGATCTCGTCGTAGTTCAGCGGCGACTGGTCGAGCAGCTGCATGGCAGCGTCTTCCTGGCCGGCCACCGTCATCACGCGGGCCTGGACGAAGTTGTCCGCCGCGTCCCGGCCCGGCACCGGCGCACCATCGCCGGGCTGCGTGCCCGTCGCGGTGCCGGTCACGAACCTCGGAATGTTGATCGAGTCCGTGCCGGAGGGCAGCGGGAAGTTGTGCCACAGGTCCGCGAACACCCGGCCCGCCCGCAGGTACGGGATGTACTCGTCGACCAGCCACAGCGGCGGCACCTCGTAGCCGCCCTGCCCGTCGGTGCGGGAGATGATCCGCTTCTCGTACGTGGGCACGCCCAGCGCGTAGAACCGCTCCAGCGCGCGCCGCTCCCGGCGGGCCATCCGCCGCTCCTGGCGATTGCCGCCCTCCAGGTCCCCGCCCGACAGCCGGCGCTCCAGCTGCCGGTCCGCGTCCTGGGCCCGGCGCGCCTCACGCCTGGGCAGGTCCACACCCAGCTCCTGCTGGTGGCGCTGCTGCCGTTCGCGGGCCTTCGCCACGCCGCCGTCACCGTCACCGCGGTTCAGCGTCGTCCGGCACAGGTCCAGGAAATACGAGTGGCCCGAGTGCTCGCCGTAGACCATTGGCTCACTGGTCACGGTCACCGGGTCGTCCGTGCGGCCGGTCACCGGCCCCGGGTCGCCCTGGCGGGAATCGGCGGCGAGCTTCTCACGCTCGGCCTGATCCTTCAGCCGCTTGATCTGCGGGTCGACCTGATCCTTGATCTCGGCGGTGACCTGGTCGTACTCCGCCAGCTCCTCCGGCGTGTTCGACAGGGTCTCGCGCCCGGAAGCCAGGCCCAGGATTTCGGTGCCCCTGGCCAGCAGCTTTGCGCGGCGCTCTTCAAGCTTGCGGATCAGCTCATCCACGGAGGCAGTCCCCTCACAACGAGATGCATCGACGTGGGCGCGTCATCTCGTGGGGACTAGCTCTCGGGCCCGCTGCCGCGGGGGGAAAGCCCGTCCGGGACTACCTTGATCTGCCCGTAACGCGGCCAGAGTAAGGGATCTACCCGGCCAGGGTCAACAACTCCAGCTCACGGCGGCGGCGTTCCAGGTCCCGCTGCGCTGCCAGCGCCGGGGAAGCGCTGTCAGACTCCACCGGCACGCCAGCGTCGTCGATGACGATTGTCCCGTCCGCGCTGTACAGGCTCGCCCCGCACTGGTCGCAGTGCTTCGCGTCCGGGCCGTTCAGCGCACCGCCCTGCACCGGGCAGTCCTTGTTCGGGCACACCAGCTGCCCCGCGTCGGCCGCGTGCGGCTGCGGGTCATAGTCCGGCGTGTTCGTGTCCGGGTAGCCGCCGCCGTCGCGCCGCTCGGCCGGCCGGGCCTGGCCCAGCACCTCAGCCGGGAGCGCCGTCATCGTCGACCCCGCCGTCGCCGGGTTCGCCGCCAAAGCGACCGCCGACACGTCCCCGCGGTGCAGCTCCAGGTCGAGCATGGCCCTGGTCTCCCAGTCCGGCGACCACTCCTGGCCCATCGTCACGAACCCGATCGACATCTCGTCCAGGTCGCCGCGCTCGACCGCGCTGGCCAGGTTCCGCACGTCCGACCGGGACCCGTCCATCGTCGCCAGCACATGCAGGCCCTTCGAGTCCTGCGACAGCTTCATCGTGCCGTTGCGGGTCCGCGCCAGCGGGATGCCCTGGTCGTTGTGGCCAATCAGGAACGGCACATCCGGCGCCGCGGCCAGCGTCCGGGAGAACGCACCCGGCCGCACCACCTCCGAATACGTCTCACCCCACGGGTCCCACATCTCGAACGGGTCATCAAACGTCGCACCGTAGCCCTCAAACTCGAACGTGGTCCCGCCGGTGCCGTCCGGCTTCGCCCGCATCTCCAGGAGCAGACCGCGGCGCTCGGACTTGCGGATCATCGACCCGCGGCGCCGCTTCCGCAGCTCGAACGCCGCCCGGTCGGCGCCCAGCTTCGATTCGTCGACCTCGATGCCGAACTTGTGCGCCGCGGCGACCACCTTGGACTTGGCCTTGTCGCCGAACGGCGAGCTGGACAGCCTGGCCAGCGCGTTGCGGACGTGCGCCGCGTCGTGAATGGGGAAATGCCGCAGCGACCGGGGCGTCGTCTTGCCCTCGGAGTCCTTGCTGCCACCGCTCTCAATGAAAGCGAAATCGGAGTCCGGCAGGTCGTTGATGTCGGCGGACGACATGGCCGCCCGGTCCTCGGTGATCGTCATGCTCACTCCCCCTGCCGTACGGGCAGCACCGGCGGCGGCGTCGGCACCACCAGCTTGTCCAGCTCCGCCTCAATCGACGGGTCCATCGTCACCACCTGCGTGTTCGACAGGTCCACCAGCTCGCGGCCCTCAGCCTGCGTCATGATCCGCGACCCGATCGCCATATGCAGACCCGTCCACCGGGTCAGGAAATCCACCCGCTGCAAAGCGTCGGTGTCGAACTTCACGTAGATCCCCGGCGGCATGCACTCGCCGAGCCACATCTCCCATTTCTTGATCCACCGGTACATGGTGAACGTCAGGAAGTGCATCGCCCGCTGCTCGACGTTCGCGTACGTGATCGCCGACCCCTCGCTCGCGGCGCCGATCAGCTCCGGCGGCACCCGCCCCATGTACCGGCAGATCTTCGTATCGCTGAGCTTCTGCGTGTCCAGGAACTGCGCCTGGTCAGGCGTCGACTGGACCTGCTCGTACTTCCACCCGCCCGCCACCACAATCGGCTCACGCGACCCGCGCAGCGCCGACATGAACCGCTGCTTGAACGTCTTCGCGTCGTCCTCGTTAATCTCATCGAGCTTGTCGTTGCTCAGGATCGCCGTCGGGTGGCCGCCATCCTCGAAATACTGCGCCCCGTAATGCTCCGCGGACAGGCCCAGCCTGGTCACCCGCGACGCGTACTCCAGCGGGTTCATCCCCAGCGGCGAACCCGGATACCGGTACATCGCCTTATGCCACAGCACCGGCGGCGCCACGATCTCATTCTGGAACTTGTACTGGTACTCACCACTGGACAGCTTGCGGACGTGCACAACACCCGGGTTCTCCAGCTCAATCTGCGTAGGCAGCTGCAGCTTCCGGTCCCGGGCCACCACCTGCCCGTACTTGTTGCCCTTCAGGCAATCCGACATCGTCCCCATGTACACGAAGTCGGCGATGTCGGCGCCGGCCGACGGCTGCATCAGGATGTCCGGCTGGTAGGTCAGCCGCTTCGCCTCGCCGAACCCGACCGCGGCACCCTCATACGCCCACGGGGTCAGCATGCTCATGCAGGACGCGATCAGGTCGGCGCACGCCCAGATCGCCGAATGCCTTAGCGCGCCTTCAGGGTCACCGGCCGACATGTCCTGAATTGCCTGGGTATAGGGCCCCACAGGAGGTGACAAAAAGGTCAAAGCGCGCTGCTCGAAACCTCCCCGCATCCCGTAGGACTGCGGGCGTTCCCGCGTGGCCACCGCCGCACCGGGCCGCGGGCCCGCGAAGACAGCCATCAGGCACCTGACCGGAGCCGGGCCACCGCAACCGTGTGCTCGATGTTCAGTGCCGAGACGAAGCTTAGCCTGCGTGGCCCGACCAGGATCACCGGCGAGCCCGCGTGATCGAACGCCTCGCCGTAGATCTCCTGCTCCAGCTCATAGATCCGCTGGTAATCGGGGCGCGCCGGGCGCTTCACAGCCGCCGGTCCAGCAGCAGCAGGAACACCCCGCCGACCACGCCGGCAACCCACGGCGTCAAACCATGCCCGAACACATGCCCCGCCACGCCGCCCGTGCACACCGACAGCGCAGCCGCACCGGCCACGCCCGGCACCGTCGGCGCTATCCGCAGCGCCCGGCCGGTCAGCTTCCCCGCGGCCGTCGCCAGGGCGCCGAGCGCCGCGTCACGCCAATCCCGGCGCCTGCCAGCAGCAACAGCGACCACACCCACCGCCTAACGATCGTTGCGCACAGAATGCCACACCGGTCACGGATCGCAGCACCTCACCACATCGTGTTCATGTGATCGATCTTCGGCGGCAGCAGCGCCAGCGCCCCCACCGCCTAACGATCGTTGCGCACAGAATGCCACACCGGTCACGGATCGCAGCACCTCACCACATCGTGTTCATGTGATCGATCTTCGGCGGCAGCAGCGCCAGCGCCCGCACCGCCATGCACAGCGCCACCGCCGAGTCGATCTTCCCCCGCGACTTGCCCTTCGACAGCGTGAACCCCTTGTCCTGCTGGCGGCGGGCCGCGCCCAGCACCTGCCTGCCGAAGTCCACGTCGCCGTCATGCACGATCCGCGGCGGCGCATCCTCGCTGCCGACGATCGCGTCGAACGTCGCCGCGCACGCCGGGGCCATGAACGACGGCTCCTGCGAGAACTCCACCGGCACCACACCCGCGTCCTCGATGTCCTCCGCGATCTGCTGCATCAGCGCCGGGTCATAGACCACGCCGCGGAACCGTCCGCCCAGCTCGGCGATCCGCCGCAGCACATACCCCGACACGTCCTTGTGCGGCACCCGCCCGCCCGCCGGAAGCCAGATCTTCGCCGTCGCCGCCAGCCGCCCGTCATGCAGCTGCGCCACCTCGACCACCGCCGTCGAGTCCCGCGACAGCGACAAGTCGACCGCAAGCACCGTCGGCTCATCCCCGGCCAGCTCCCACGAGCCCTTGCACTTCCCCCACGCCGCCGGGTGCTTCACCAGCCACGAATCCGCAGGCACCGGAACCCACGAGTTCGCGTAGTAGCGGATCCACTCGTGGTGCTCGACCTGCGGCTTGTCGTACTCGCGCACCCGCGCCTCGACATCCCACAAGATCCCCGCCGCGGCCGACGCGTCCTGCACCGCGACCCGCCGGTCTTCGGGCTTCGCGTAGTCCAGGCCGTCCCGCGCCTCACGCCAGTCGAACAGCAGCCGCGGCGCGACCGACGGGTCTTTCTCGGCCGCCTTCCCGTGCTTGTACATCGCACCGAGCAGCGAATGATCCACGTCGAACCCGGCCGTCGAGATGTTCAGGATCCGGCCCGGCCCGCGCTGGACCTCCGAACCATCCGGCAGGCGGCACACCAGGCTGCGCTTTTTCGTCGACTTCCCGATCACCATGTGCACCCGGGCCTTCCGGTCGCCCAGGTCACCCCACTCGTGGACCTCGTCGCACACGAACAGCGACGGCAGGCCGCCCTCGTTCGTGCCGGCCACCGCGGCGACCCGCTTCATGATCCCCGGCGTGCCGTCAGCGCGCTTGATCTCGGTGTCGTACACCTCCGCGTAGCCGCACAGCGGCGCCTCCTTCACGACCTCGTCCCGGCCGCCGAGCATCGTGCCAGCGATCGAGAACAGCAGGTCGGCCTGCTCGAAACCCGCCGCCGCGTTGATGATGTTCGGGCTGACCGGCGCGATCTGCGGCGGCCCGAACATCTCCAGGCACTCCAGGCCGGCCACGAACGTCGTCTTCCCGTCGCCGGTCGCCGCGGAGCGCACCGCCTCGTCGAAATGCCAGTACCCGCACGCCGGGCAGAACTCATACCACCGCATCACAAAGAGCTTCTGATCCCGCCGCAGCCGCAGAGGCTTGCCGTACCAGTCGCCTTCGGCGCAGATCAGCAACCGCTCCATCCAGCGGATGGCACGCATGCCTTCGGATGGCCACAGCTCGCCCGGAGCCGGCTCCCAGCCGCAGTCAACACACCCCGGCTCTTGCCGGGGTCCGGGCGATGTTGCAAGCCCAGCAGGAGGGGACGAGGTTGGCGGAGCGTCAGCCACGGCGGGGGTCGTCGTCATCGCCCGGGCCGTCCTCGAGCGCCGCGTTCAGCTCGGCCAGCGACTTCTGCCGGTCGGTGATCGTCAGCCCGAGCTTCTCCCGGTTCAGCGCGCCCAGGCCGAGCAGCTGCTCGCACTTCTCGACGACCGCGATCGAGCGGCCCATCGTCGAATACGACGGGTGCTCCGACGGCTGCCCCGTGCTGCCCGGCACCACCGGCCGCCGGTCAGCCCGCCGCGCCGCCTTCGCCGCCCGCTCCCAGTGCTCGATGTACCGCACCAGGATCGGCCCGTCAGCAGGCGTCCACGCCCGGTGCACCGGGTCCTCCCACGCCATCTCCCACGTCTCGACGGCGGCGGGGGAAGGCCGGTCGAGCGGGCAGCCGAAGCGTTCCAGGTGAACGCTAGGCGCCGACAGGTCCGCGCGGCGCCCATTGCGCCGGTCGACGGCCTGACCAGCGGGTTTCTTAGTCCGCGGCACGGCCACCATCGCTACAGACGGTGACCGCCCCGGCCAAAAAACGGCGCGGGGTGGTGCCACGGAAAAACTTGCCGGCGTTGCGGGTCCTCACGGCTGCCCGTCCCTAAAAAACCCGTATATGCAGGTCAGCGTCATGATCCCTCCAAGCGCAGCGCAGTTCCTGTCCTTCGACGCGGCCGAAGTCGGTGACGATGCGCACGTAGATGATCTTGTCGGGGTCGGCGTGCGAGAGCTGTTCGATGAGCTGGCGTGCGGTGAGTCCTGGCTGGTCAGTTGTGGTGTCCCCGGTTGTGTTCCCAGCAGGCGAGTCCGAGGTAGCCGGTTCTGCTGGCGTTGTGTGCGAGGTCGAGGCGGGTTCGGTCATAGAGCGGTTCTCCTCCGATGGCGCATGGCTGTCCTGGTGCCCATTGTGCGAGCTGGCGTTGGCGTTCGAGTTCGTGGTTGCGGTCGTAGCCGCGCTGCTGCCTGCTCGGCCTGGCTTGCTCGATGGCTTGCTGGCATGGGTCGCATCGCTGGTGTTTGCCTCGGTGTATGGGCTGGTGGCCGGTGTGTGTGCAGTTCTGGCAGACGCAGAACCTTGACGGCACTGGTCACCACATCGTGTGGGTGGGCTCGCCGGAGCGCTTGCGTCGTCTCCAGATGATCACCAGGCGGCCGATACGGATTCTGCGGAACTCCTCCTTCAGCACTTTGCGCGTTGCGGCCTGCATGCGTCCCGCTGAGGCGCGTACCTCCATGCGCAGATCTGGCCAGATTGCCTTGATGAGTTCGGCGTCACCTTGGCCAGCCTTGAAGTTCATCTCGATGAACCCATCGGGCTTGTTGTCGTTTTCCGGTTCGCTCATGGGATCTCCTGGGGAGTAGCGGCCGCGATGGCCTCAGCCACCGACCGGTGTTCTGGTCTCACGACGTGGGCGGGCGAGCCCGAAGGGCTTGCTCGGCCGTTCGCGGCGTGCTTCGGGGTGGGCCCCGCCCGCCCCGCTTCCTTCGGGGCGGGGCGGGGCGGGTACGGGGCATCGTCTTCAGACCCGTCTGTAGACGCGTCTGAAGACGCGTCTCTAACGCGTCTACGCCGACTCTCCAGCCAGCGCTTTTGCCGTTCAGCCTTCGCCGCTCTTTCCTTATCCACAGCCTGGGCAGACGGGTTGTAGTCGAGGTAATCGTGGATCGTCCAGCCTCCGCGCGCACGGTGCCAGAGCTTCACCTTGATGAGCGCGGCAGCGAGGTTTTCATCGCCGTAGAGGGCGACAATTTCCTTGCTGACGAACCCGTCAGTCAGATGCTCGGCTGCGTACGTGCCACAGCGGACGTATAGACCGATTGCCTCGTTCCCAGCCTGAATGACCTTGGGATGGCTATGGAAAGAGTCGTCGAGACGGAACCATGGCATCAGCTGGCCGCCGTCCACAAGAATCGGTCGACCAGGCTGAATTTGCGTTCGCCTGAGCGGTACAGGCGTCCGGATGTGATACGCCTCCTGCATTTCCGGCAGGCCAGCGAGTGTCTTATCCGCACCCACGACCAGGCCGAGCATGCCGGGCACTGGCCAAGGAGGGTATTGGGGTGGCCGCTCAGTGCGTCTTGCCAGCGCAGGAGGCATTCTGGGTAGGACGTGCGGCCGAACAGGACGATCGAGTCTGAGAGCGCGGCGAGCTGGCGGGTCTTCCATTCGCGGCCGACGCCGACACCTTTGACCTCGATATAGGTGTCAAGGTCGGGCAGCCAGAAGTCGGGCAGGTATTCGGCTCCTTGCGGGAGGGTTACCAGCCGGTTTTCGTATTCCCACCTGATGCTGAGCGTGTCGAGCGTGTTTGCCCAGTCGGCTTCGAGCGTTGACCGGAAGGTTATGCCGCCGTAGTGCCGCGGCGTTGCTGTCACTGTCACCGACAGGGGCCTTTCCCGTCGCCTGCGGATAGGTGGATGCCCGCCAGGCCCGGCCGGCAGTCCGGGCCTGGCGGGCGGTTGCGGCGCCGGGGGGTTGGCGCCGCGCCGTGCGGGGGGCATCCGCTGCCGATCAGCGGGGCCACACGCACCGCACGTTCTAGGCAGGCTCGAGCTGTCTCAGCTGCGGCCAGGTGACCGATCCGAGCGCCGCACGGTGTGTGGCTGGCACGGTGGCGATCGGCCGGCCGAGCTGGTCGGCGCCCATCGCTGCGAGGACCAGCGCGTCGGCGGCGTCGTTGCCGTCGAACTCGACCTGCCGGTAACGGCGGATCGCGGCCGCGAACACGACGTCTTTGGCTGCCCTGCCTTTGCCGGTGGCGTACCTCTGCAGGCAGGTCGGCGCGACCACGGCGAACGGCCGTTCGGTGCGCCACAGCTTGCGGGTGACGA